GAGAGGCATCTTTACTATGTGCTTGTCGACATGATACTCTGCGCATTTGTCTAGGTCTTCATCTAAATAAAATAGATTCATTACGCAATCCAACACTTATACTTTGGGCACTCGCCATTCTCAGGCTGTACTTTTGTCCCACAGTGTTGGCACTCTCCGTAATGGTATGTTTCAAACTCTTTTGTTTCTGAGTTCCACATATTAACTGTTTTGTGTTCGTTGTATTCTGTATTTTTCATATGTATATTATACTAAAATTATAAACATAAGTCAAGAACTATTTTTTAACTCCAGATATACAGCATGTGCCCATTCCACGTTTTTGGTAATTACACTAAGTATATAAGTATAGGAAACATCTTTGTATATATCTAACCTTTGATTCCCATACATACATAAGTATTTAGCACTATTTCTATCAACAATATACTCAGTATTTACTTGTCTTATTGCTAATTGATAGTTTACTTCTGTATTAGGTATTAAAATGACAGGATGTTTTATCCCATTGCTAAGAACATCCTGTCGAAGTTCAGCATATCCATCCTGTTCCTTTCTATGAGAAACAGGACAGAATATATCTGAAGTATGAACCATACGAGGCTCATACTCTTTTTCTATTAATTCAAAATCTTTAAATAGTTTTACCTTCACTTTCCAAACGCTCTTCCTGCTTCACTGATTCCAAATGCTCCTAATGTAATCACTACGAGACTTGTGAATATGGTGTCACTAATTACTAAGTCCTGTCCCCAGAACGCTGTTACTAAATCACACCCAGCGAAAACAATAAGCATAAAGAAAGCGATAAAGCCAATTATAGCTTTTTCATTAACATCGTTGTCATCTAAGAATAAATCCATGAACTTTCGTTTCGGTGGTGCAAGTCTTTTCTTGGCTGCTGCAGCCTCGAGTTGCATCTCCTTTATCATATCTTCAGATTTGTCTAGCTTCTCAATGAGAGCCATATACTTATCTAAATCTATCTCAACTTCATTTCTTGAATTATCAGTCCCTTCTGCCATAGTAATCTCCTATGGTTTCCAATTATACCAGTCGTTCCTCCTGTAAGGTTTGCCTTTAACAGCTTCCTGAAAGTGAAAACTGATTGATATTCTTGGGCTTAGAGTATCAACTCTATGATACTTACCTTTCGGTATGTATAAAAGGTCACCTTCATCTAAATCTACTACTTCTTCCAAAGTAGCTTTTTCAGGTCGCCAACCTCCTTTCGTTGCAAACTCTTTATAAATGTACCAGCGAATCTTGCCACGTACATGAAATAAAAAGTTATCTGTAGAGTCTGCGTGAATAGGAAAACACTTTGCCTCTTCCTGTTTACTACAATAAATATTTGCTTGTCCAATGCCATAATGTTTTTCAAACTCTTGGCATTGTTTCCACATGGTTTCATTAAGAAACTCACTTAGTGTAAGTATCAGACTACTACCTTGATTCCATAAATCAAATATTTGTTCTCTACTTTTTGGTGGATTTTTTTTCTTGCACCACTTACTTCCATCAGGTAAAACTACCTGAAGTTGTGGAGTTCTGTCCCACTGTCCCATTTTTATTTGATTCAAATAGTTATCCAATTCTGTCCAACTAAAATATTTATCAAACTTGGGTTTGTTGGATTTAATATAAAAATGTCTTTTGCCCTTGTACTTATTGTAAAAGTTGTCCATACCCACTGGGGCTAGAAGTTCTTCAAATCTCATTTAACTTATCCAAAGTTTTTACTTCATAATTATACTTCCAGAATATTTCCATTAATTCTTGTCTTTTATGTGTTGCTTTTGCATGGGGATTATATTTTGGATGCCAAGGCTGATAGCTTAATGCTGTTATATGTAATTGCCATATTTCGTCTTTATCAAAAGGAACTTTACTTTCCCAACTTTGAGCTTTGAGTTCTTTATAAGGATAAGAAGTATCATATCCATCAAAAGAGTTCCATCTTGCATCAAGTTGTTCTACAAAATCTTCAGATTTATCTCTAAAAGGAGAACCTATATTTTGCATAAAATTCCATTTATATGTACCATCAAAAGTTGCTTGTTTTTCTATAGGAATTATATATTCTTTTGCTTTTTCACAATCAAATAACACTACACTATCGCACCACCATCCTCTCTCTTGTGGAGTATCTTTATATTTTGGACTATTCATTTGTAAACTATCCCAAACCATTCCAAAAGCTTTACCGTTTAAATCAGTATTCCATAAATGAGCTATATCTCTAAAGTTTATCATATCACAATCGGTATACAGTGCTCTGCCTTTAAAATTACATAGTTCTGGTATAGCATATCTAAAACAAGTAAAAGGAGTACCCCAACCTTTTCGCCTCCAATCAGGAAACATACTTGGTCTTAACCATGTGACTTCTACTTTATGATTTGTATTTTTTAATATACTATATAGATAGATTTTTTCAATGGTTCTATCATGAGTATCACTTGTTCCTATAAACAAACGAACAGGTTCTGTACTAGTTTTATTGATTTTTGAATTTAACATATAAAAATACAGCTCCTTCTTGTATGTGTGCGTTCATTGCATAACGATTTCCAGTACTTAGCATTTCACCTTCTTTTACATTCTGGTATTCTAATTCTCTGCTTTTCCACGAATATAACTTGTAATCAGGTACTTCTAAAGTATTTAGTACATTATTATAACTCTTACCTAATACTATTTTAGTATCTTTTTTTACTACATAATAGCTCTCTCTAGACATGAAAGGACAAGGTAAGGCTATGCCTTTAGCAGTTCCTTTTACTATTACTATTTTTCTTATTTCTTCTTTGAAGTCCCCTTTTATAGCAATATCTTCCATGACAGTATTACCATGTTCTCTCCAATAAGGAAGAGTACAGTTATATCTATCAAGTTTTTGGTCAAAATCTTGCCACATTAAATAGGTGTCGCAAAAAGGAAACTGTTGGTCTCTTTGACCATCCATCCAAGTGGTGACTTCATTGCATAAGTCTGTTACACTTTGTGGTACTAACATATTTTATTTCCTTGTTGGAAGTGTAAAGGTTCGATTGAACCTAGTGAGTTATTATTTATTGTTAATTTCATTTAATTCTTCTAGTTTAATTATTCTATCTTCTAATTCTTCTAACCACTCTTCATTTTCTTCAAATCTATTTTGTGCTGGTTGATTTTTATCAAACCAATCTGCATGTTTTTGCATATCTCGTTTCCATACTAACATTTTGAAAAATTGAATAATTTTAGGCATTTTTAATGAAAGTTTCTAATTCATTAAAAGCAGTTCCATATTTGCCTTTTATAGCTAAAGTGAGTACTATTCTAGGAGTATCTCCCATGTTTCTATCACTTTTCCAAGTAGTAGAGCCATCTAGTTCTCCTACTAAACAAGTCCAATCTTTTGTATGTGTAGGAATATGTCTATCTTCTATCTTTGTTCTTTTACTATCTTTTATGAAGTTAGTGAAGCCTGTTCCTGCGTTATGTATAAAACTTATAAACTTATGTGGTTTATCTCCACCATTATGCCAACCAGTCCAACCTGTTTTTGGTGGTTGAAAAGTCATACTATCCCAGTACCACTTTTCATTTGAGGTTAATTCTTTAATTGCTCCAATAAGAGCTTGGTTTCTAGCTGTAAAGTTTTTACTAACAGCTCTCCCTACATAATCAATACTATTACTTAACTCAGGGTGTCCACTAAAATTAGGATTATCCATTTTATTTCGTAAATCTGCTACTGTTGTTTTTGGCAGTGGATGATGCTTCCATTTATGAGGAAGTCTATATAAATCTTCTCCAATTTTATCCAGTCTTTGTATTATTTTGAAATTCTTAATCGGTATTGCTTTCATTTGTTGTTACTTCGCGATAGTATATTACTACCTCTTTGAGTTCATTTATATATCTTTTTAACTCTTGCGTATTGTATGCCATAAGTTCATAATCAGGTACTGTCATAGCAAAGAATACTAACTGTCCTTGGTCTTTTTCTACTCTTGCTAAAAATTCATCAATATTTTTATCACTAACTACATACCAATAAGGTTCTTTTAAGTCTATTTCTCTTGGTAGTACTGGCTGTGCTATCTGCCTTTCTATTGGTTTAGCACTAACCTCTAATGTCTTGGTTGGTAGTAGGCTGCACGACGATACCATCATCAGCAGCGTCAATATCCCGACTGTCTTGTTCGATTCCATCAAATACCTCTTTTGTTGCTTTGTTTACTCTAGGTTCTATTAACCCAGGCTTTGCTGCGGCTAACTTTGTTAAGTTATGCCTTTTAAATATATCAAGATAGCGATTCATTTCTTTTTGTGCTTCTTGACTTTTCTTTTGTAAATCATTAAGTTTACCTGTTTGTAAGGTAAAATCGTTTTGTAGTGTACTAATTGCTTCTTCCTGCATAGCTACAGCACTTTCTAACTTAATGTTATTTGCTTTTAGTACTTCATTCTCATTGTATAGATACCAAGAGCCTAGTCCTAGTACTACTATAATTGCTATTAAAAATTGGTTCATAATTCCTCTATCTTATAGTTTAGTCCTTCTGCTCCTCGGATTTCTACTACTTCTTTGTCCTCAGTTTGGAAACTAAGGAACTTGTCTTGTTTTTTGAAAAACTTGCGAACTATATAAGTTGCATCATCAGCGTCACCGTATGTGTTATTATAACTAACAGTTAACTTATATCTTGTTGAGAAAAAGCTAACTATTTTTAACCAAATCTCTTTTATGTCCATTTCTTATTTTCAAACAGAAGACCTTCTGCTTCTCTACGGCGAATAAGTCCTTCAAGAACCTTGCCACCTGCTTTATTCCATCTTGCCATCTGCGCTGGAACACCCTCATAATCGCCTGCATTTAGTACTTTTAACATAGTTGAGGCATTTAGATTACCGTTGCCTAGATTGAATGTCCAACTGACTAATGCGTCAAATTGGTACTGTTTTAATGGTACTTCGACAGCTGCTCTAACATAGTCTTCGTACTCTATAATTTCTTCTACTAGCAAATTATCTGCTTCTTCTTGTGTAATAACTTTGCCTTCTACAGCAGTTTTTATATGACCATAACCTATAGTCCATACTCCTGCAGCACATTTATATGCTTCAAGTTCACACCCTTCAAAGTGTTTAATTAGTTCTAATCCATTTTCTGATATTTTCATTTGTTTCCTCATAAGATTGGGGAGTCCGAAAACTCCCCAAATGCAGTCTGACAGGTTATGTAAGTACTTGAACACTCTGTACCATAATGCCACCGAAGGCTATGACTAATGTATAATTAGCCACTATGTTGCAGAACTCTCCGTTCTCACATATACTATCACGAACTTTAGAAGCGATTGCTTTCATTTTAGTTTATCTCCAAGATTTTCCTCTTAGAATCTGGAGTTCGTGATAAGTTGATTGTCAGTAATCCGTCTTGTAGATTTACCTTATCTACTAACAGGTCGGCGTTTAGAATAAATCTTCGTTCAAAAGATTTCAGACTAAGACCCTGATGAACAAATTCTTCATCATCACCTAGTTTTGTGTCTTTTTTACCCTTTATGTGGAGTTCTTTGTTATCAAAGACAATCTCCAGTTCTTCTTTCTTCCAACCGGGCACTGCAACTTCTATACGATAGTTGTTGTCCCCTGCTATTAAGTTATATCTAGGATATCCACTTTCCGTATAAGACGGTAATGTGGGCATATCCAATCCAAGCCAAAATTTACTTAAATCTATACTCATTTTTTATCTCCATAATTCCTTTTCAGTAAATATTCACGTCCCCTTACGGTAGACGCACCAATTCGTAAGCCAAAATTATGACTTACAGAATAATTATATCAAATTTTAACCTTGATGTCAAGAACTATTTTTCAGAGTCATCAAACTCTATGAGTCCCTTCTCCTCTAGATAGTCTACTGTGCTTTGTATTCCAATTTGCTTACCGATTGTGTATGCAATGCCTATGCACATAATTAAAAATATTACTTCACTTATTTCATTATTTATCATTTGTATATTATAGCAACAGTAAAACCTCATGTCAAGGAAAATCTATACCATTGCTGAAAATAGTACTTGACACTTACTTGTGAATTTAGTATAATATCTGTATGAAATATAAAAAAGCAATAGAATATTTAGACAAAGCATTTTCAGAACTTCCCGAAGGAGTTGAACTTACAAAAGGAGGTATTGGAGAACTTGCACTCGCACATCATCTCGGTCATACACTCGTAGATGGAGATAAAAACGCTGATGCATTTGACTACGATGGACTCGAATACGAATACAAAATTAGTCATACTGACCAATTTAATTTTAACTTTGGAACGAGACAAATGCAGAACGGAATGGAATGGCAAGAGAAGATTACTACAAAAGTATCTAAATGGCAAGGAGCATACTGCGCTCGAGTCATTGGTGTCACAGTCGAAGAAGTCGCATATATTGATAGCAAAACATTGCTCGATTACTTACTTGACCATTTTGAAAATACAAAGGGACAACTGCTAGTGAAGAACTTTTCTATGAAAGCGTTCAAGGCACTTAAAAATAGTTCTTGACAAATGGTAAAATTTCGAGTATAATATCAATATGAATAAATGGACAACAGAGCAATTGGATTATCTAAAGAGGCACTATAATGTGATGCCGATAGAGGAACTCGCACAGAAACTACAACGCACTGAAGATAGTATCGTCAGCAAAGTTTACTATCTTCGCAGACGAGGTTTTAGTTTTCACAGGAGAGCAGATGCCAAGAGTTAATCTAACAGGAATGTCCTTCGAAAAAGGACTGAGAATTTTCCGAAAAAAGTGCATGAACGCAGAAATCAAAGAGAGATGTCGAGAGCTTCAGCACTATGAAAAACCCAATGCTAAAAGAAATCAAGCGAATAACTATAGGAAGCGTTCACGAGAATTGGACAAACGAAAGGCATTGGAACTCGAAACAAGAAAGAAATTGTCAGCGCGTCATAGGTAGAAATGAAAATTACCTATTCAAAATAACGAAAGAATCCATCCCTCATT